TTTCCTTCGCCCCAATCGTGTTACCAAGGTCAGCAACATCATTTGAATACGATGGGACGGTAGGCTTGAGTTTATCGAACACTTCACGCTTTATTAGTAGAAACCCTGTACCCATGTTCTGTACTTCTACTGGTTGGTCTACCGGCACAGTCACCGAGGGCGCATAGTTCACTAGGTTCACCACAAAGCTGCCGGTGTGGTACTTGAGTTGATCATCAGGCACCCCCGCGGCAATGGCTTGCTTAACTGTTTGCCAATTGATTTCTTTCTTAGGATAGATGCCACCAATCACATCCTTGTCGGCCTGTAGCATGGTGACAACATCATGAGGATTGAAGTTGATGTCAGCATCAATGAACATCAGGTGTGTGCAATCTGATTTCAGAAAGGCTTGCGTCAGAGCGTTACGGGCACGGGTAATCAGGCTCTCATTGAACATAAACGACATCATGGATTCGATGCCTTGCTCACGCAAGATGTTACCGAGGTTAAGCACCCCTTGAGTGTATGAGCCGGTACACATTCCACCATACATTGGGGTCGCAATAAAAACTTTAGGCATAAATGTTCCAATAAGTAAAAATTAAACTAGAGATAACAATGCAAGCTACGATCTTTTTGCCCCAATGCTTGTATTCTTTTTGCAAAGGCGGAGCCATAGCCGTTTGCCAAGCAAGCATATCGGGATCAGATTCTCTGTGTAGTGGTTTGGTATACCGACTACCTATTTTCACCCCTGTACTAGTGGTGTGCGGCGTTTGCATCTTCATATCCTTTGATTAACTCAACCATAATGTTAGACAAGTGCGCCAGCATCCGTGCATCTTGTTCAGCGATAGTGTTGCAAGCACCGACAAACCATTTGAGGTCTGCCTGAAGTGCTTTAGCTTCTGCTAGTAAGTGTTCGTTCATCGTTATCCCCTGTTAAAACTTCAATAGAAACAATACATTTGCCATCGGTGATGGGTAAGCCACGCCGTATTGAAACGTGGCCGACCTGTTTATCATCGTCCATCAAATTGGCATCCTGTAGGGCATCTAGGATTGGCTTGATGCAGTTGTCGATATCCATCAGCCTAAGATTTCTAGGTCGCAGGATAATGTTTACATCTACCAACGCCCCCCCAAAAGATTCCAATTGGTGCAGCGCAACATACTCTGAGACTGCTTGTTTGAATTCAACGCCACGCTTAGAGATGAATCTTCGATGGCCACTAGCAATCCAGTAGTTGTTGATACTTGGAGGGTACGGTAGATGTAAAACGTGTCGCATCAAAATGGGACACTGTCGTCATCAATGTTGCCGACCTCTTTCGGATAGTTCTTAGTGACCATGTTTGGCTTGCCAGAGATTGGTTGTGGCGGCACCCAGTTAGGATCAGGCACCCAAGTATCTTCAGCAAGCGAGATCAACTGACCGCGAGCAGTCTGCTTTGTCCACGCAGTCATCTTGATCTTGTCCCCTGGGTTATATGTCTTAGTTGCAATGACAAACCCCTTCCAGTCAGGGTGATTATCCTTGACCTTCTTTTCGTTCATAAACAACACGCCTTTACCAGGCTGTTCAATGTGTCCGGCACTCATTCTGTCTCTCCTGCGTGAGCAATTGCTTGGTTAAGTACTGTTTTCTGTATTGCGCTAAAAGTCTCAATATAACCTTCGTTGGCACGGGCGAGTGCTTTGCATTTCTCTTTTCTTGCCCCCCCATCAAGTTTTTTCGATTTTCCAATCTTTTCGCACAGGGTTGCAAACTGCAATATCCAGTCTTCAGCGTCAAATGCGTATAAATACGGTGTATCGGAATCAGGCACCATCAGCGCAATCGTGCCAGTAGGCTCAGAAGCCTCTAAAACGTCTTCTACGGGGCTTTCAGGCAATTGCTCTAGTGGTTTTAAGGGTGATGCGTCAAAACGCCCCATATCGCGTGTTTTAGGGGGTTCAAAATCCGCTACTTCTTCGGGACTGTAGAATCCGGTAACAGAGCCAGGGTAAACGCTGCGAATGCCTTCGCTAATGCAACGTGATCTGAGCATAGCTCGTGGAAACTTTTGCCATCCAGAGCCTGGCTTAACAAGACCAATCGATCTCGCTTGTTCAATAGTCCAAGTGACCACAAGAGATCCACCGTTTGGATGACTAAAAGTACCTGTGACACGTTCATCTGTGTAAACCTCCCAGTTAACTTTCCCACCGGCTGCCTGAAACCGCGCCATCATTGCATCAGCTTTAAGTGCAGGACGACCTTGAATAACGTGATAATCCCTCGCTGCCGTGGCAAATGCGTGACCTTCAGCTTGTGCGACCATGCCCAGGGCTAGCACTTGATTAACATCTGTTAGGCCGAATAGTCGGCTATCTGCAATGGCCTTGGCCATCTGTTGCATATCTTGAAACGGTACGATATTGCTCATGTAAAACCTCTCATTTAACTAAAAATCGGCGTGAGCCTGGTTGTTGAACCACAAACTGGTCGTACAAGTCTTTGTAGGCCGTCTTGAACAAATCAGCCGAGAACCGCATACTTGGCTTGGCAGACTTCCAAGAAACAAGGGTAGAGCCGTCTACAGACCTGATTTCAGCCTTATCAGCCATCAGGTTGCGTATCTGTAATTCCACGGCCTCCGCTTTGCCCTCAAGGTCTTTAACTTGCGCCTTAACCTGTCGCAAATACTCAATGGCTTGTTCAACCTGTTGAGTAGCCACAATAACTGTATCCGCTGATGAGACGGGGTAGACAAGTTTGGTTTGCTCAACGGTTTCGGGGGTTGGCGTGTCTCCGCTGACCACATAAGCCCACAACTTAGCTTGGGACTGAATAAAGGCTTCTTTCTCATCGTCTCCAAACTGAAAATCAAACGTCTGGAATTCCTGACCGCCGAACAAGACAGCCAAGTGGATTTTTGAGACGTTGTGTACAGTAGCTTCGTGGAGCAGCTGGATGTAGTCGGCGGCGGGAATACGGTTCTCTTCAGGATCGAATTTGTTTCGATATGCCGCGTTGTAGTTCTTAACCTCAACAAGTGTTGTTCCATCGACACTAATGAAGTCGAAATGACTTTTAAGCCAACTTTCTTTACTGTGCGTGAGCGCATAGTCTGCATCCTTCAATTCGATACCTAAACGGTCTTGTGCGAGGCGGCCAATCAGAGGCTGCATGATGTGCCCCATCTTGACGGGTTCCAAGTCGCTAATATCTTCTCGCTCATGCTTACCCTGCTTGATCAGGATGGCCTCTACAGCACGGCCATTAGCTGCCATGCGACTATCCCCCGACCACCAGGCTGAATTGCGTACTGCGGGTGCAAAATCGTCTCTATCGTTCATTTTGAATGTCCTCTTGCTTTGTCAATTATTCGTTGAAATGCGTCACTATGACTCATGTCTAATGCTTTGCTAATTAAAGCAAGTGACTGATAAATCATGGATTGATATTTAAGCGGTGCTTTGTATTTTAAAATTTCAAATGTTGCTTTGGCATCCTCCAGAGCTTCAATATCTGCGCTGTTGACTTGCCAAAGTAAATCAATATCTGCTTCAAGTTCAGCGTTTACGGTAATGGAAATGGTGCCTGATTGCTTTGGTCTAGGTTGCTCCATCTCTTGAGCGTACAGCTCGTCTTTTAACTGACGCTCTGATGCCGCACCCAAGTCATACATATCTAGCAGCACACCCTCTAATTGAGTGCCCCAATAATCCATGCTACCGACAGCGGGATCAATACCGGCATCAATTAATTTCTTGCGTAGCATTTCTAACATTTCGGCACCTCCAAGTGATATTGCGCGACAATCTTGCCGTCTAGCAAAATAAGTGACTTAGTTTTAATGTCGTGACCTTGTTCTCTAAGGTCTTTAATCCTGGCGGCTAGTCTGAAACATCCGCAACCCTCAAGTGCTTCAATTGCTGTGAGGGGGCGTTGCTCCAGAGCCTTGAGTATCCATTGGCTCTGGCTCATGTTTACTCCTTTGGCTCAAAGTATTTAGCAGTTTTACCGCAACCAACGTAATCCCACGAACGCTCTGATTCTGCGTACTGTGCGGAGAACTTGGGTAGACCGGTGACTAAAGACACACCATCTGGGCGATGGCATTTAACGTCTTTAAGATGTTTGCAGTTGATGCAAAGTTTGACGGGTTCGTTCATTTTAAATCCTCTCATACTAATGTTGAACATCGAATACTAATCACTACAACTACACTTTAAACTATATCATTACGTCATGCAACTGTTTCTTTTAACGCCGATAGCAGCGAGTGATGTTTTTAAGCAACAGTTCAACGAGTTGACTGTGTATCCGTATGTTTAGAGATAACTTTTACTGCTTCAGTCTTAGGCTCAGGCTCAGGCTTGGCTAACTCTGCTTCAAGGGCTGCAATAGCTAATTCCATTTTACGAACGCCATCAAAACCTAAAACGTGCATCTCCAAAGCCTCCAACGCTTGCTGCATAATTTCACGGCTCATGTGTTCTTCTCCTTGAGTTTGGCTTCAATGGCACGAGCAAACATTTTGCGAGAGCCACCATCTCGGG